CTCGGGACGAACTTGATGAGGCGGGCTTTCGGTTTTCCGATCTTGTCGTCGGACTTGACAAAAATCTTGAAATGGCCCTTCTCATCCCAACGGACTTCAGCGTTGAAGCGTTTAGACAACTCTTCCTCCTTATTTTTACGGGAACGAGCGTTTCCCATTTTCTTGATTAACTCCTTAAGGTGAGCACCTTCGTCTGCGTGGATTTCGTCATTCTTCGACGGCGTGGCTTTCCAATGGGTGGGGGTTTTAAGCCAAGAGCCGGGAAGTTTCTTGAAGACCAGAGTTTTACCCTCGACAACTTTGGTAACCGATTCAACCGGTTCCGGTTTGTCAATACCATCTCGACCCACCACGGCGTTGTACTTAGTCAACGTGTCGCTGGGGTAATGGAAGGGTTGGGCTTCAAAAGTCTGACCTGCCACACATCCGGTTTCGGTCTTGAGCTTGACTTCACCAATTCTGATTTTGGTAATCTTGATGTTGCGGACGGCACGTGGAGCCAAAACTCCACCTTTCCAATCGTGTCTCCCAGGCTGGAACGCGCATTTACCGGGTTCGAAAGTGATCTTTTCCGGAACGGTCTCCAACTTGGGGATCGGAAGGGGTGCTGGAAGCATCCTACTCATGATTTCCAAACGTTCTCGCAGTTCGTCCTCCTTATCCATAGGTTCTTGGGGAGGACTTGATGAGGGTTCTAAACTTTCAGCACGGGTCTCTTCGGCTTCCGGGCTGGCCGGCCGAGGCGTGCTTACCGCGTCCTCCCAATGATCGGGAGTACGTGGTTCATCAACTGGAGGATCAGGCTCGGGTTCGTCAGGCACAGGCCTAGGAGGTGAGAGAGGAGGTTCTTGAAAGGGGACAACTTCGTGGTTCAAAATAGTCGGTAAATCCCAGCGGTCCTGCGACATCTCGGGGTTTGCTCTGTTCACGGCCCAGTGGTGGAGCCCATACGCCATGGACAAGTCCACGGCATAATGGGACCACACCTGGGCCGCAAACTGATCCCTCCCGCTAGATTCCAAAATGTTCAAACGGAAGTTAGGTACACTACCGTCTGGAATAATCTTGGACATCCAACTTAGAAAGGATAAGTCAACCTCAAGCTCGCCGCATCTCTGCTCCGGAGCCTTAATATAAGAGCACTCCAGAAAATCGGCCAAGTATTGACCGAAGATGCTGGCAGGGGCCGGCGCATTCCTCCGAAGACAATGGAGGCGAACACGACTATTTCGGCGCACAAAGTTAGGTGATAAACGGGTATCGACTTTCAAAATATTGAACCACGACCCAACCAGGTGAACAGCAGCTGGTAACGAAGGTTCGCCGTAAAGAATTAATCTTTCCGGCGAATGCTCACACCAACCAGTGCCTTCCGCCTGGTCCACCTTGAGTGACGAGACCCAAGGTGGTGGGATGCACTCACTACATAAGCGCACAGTGGGTTTATTCATCGGTTTCTCAGGGTTGAGAACCAATGAATCGAGTAACTGAGCGCAGTTGCGAGCGTGTTTATCTTCGTCCGTCTCGTTCCCAAACAAATAACGGTGATCACGCCAGGTACTTGTTGGTCTACGGGCTAGAACTGCGCTGCCCACCAACGGAACACCTGCGGGTGGATATGGACGTAGATAAGAGTGGATGGCTTCGATGCCACTGTCGATAATGGTCCCGAATAACACGGACCTTTCATGATCCCGGCCAATCAGAGTGGAAACAGGGAAGTTACGGGCACTCGCACCCACTGGAAGCGTATCCATAGGGATCCGCTCCAGCGGTTTGGTGGCCACAACGCGTAACTTCTCCTTCTTCCATTTTCCGACTATAGGGGCTGGAATCTCATAAATGGGGGGGAGAGCCATG